AGCAACAAAAGGAAAAGCACAGACCCCATCAACCGGATCTGGTTTTGATGGAATGTTAAAAAAACTTTCCCCTACTGCTGGACATAACTTAACCAAAGCAAGTAGCCACACTGTTTCTGGTGCTGTCAAAGCAGGTAAAAGTTTATTTGAACAATAAAAAATATTAAAAACAAAAATAAAAAGGGTAACTTTTAATAGAGTTACCCTTTTTTATTGGTAAGTAATTCTATAAAATTATGATGGATCTAAAGGTTATATTGGAAAATTGTTTAGAAGAAGCAAAATTAGCTAGTGATTTGTGGGGTCAAATAATAAGAGCCTTGGTTATTATTTATGAAAAATATAAAAATATGGATGTTATAGAAACAGCATTCGGACTTTATTTTAATCATAGAAATATAACACAACCAGATTCTAAATTTTATGAATATCTAGCTGCTAAGAAAACCGAAGAAGAGGCTAATTCTAATGCTGTAAATTGGAATGCTGATATTGCTACTGTATATAAAGACATAAAAAAATTGGTTGATCCTATTTTGGGAAAATCTGACGAAGCTCCTAAATCCTCAAAATTAAAAAAGAAATCTGCTCCTGATGTAAACCAAAAACAATTTTTAATAGATTTAACCAATCAAAGGGAAAAGGGATATAATAAATTTATAATTAAATTTGCTTTTGATTTATATAAAGATTTTCTTTTCGGCAAAGGCGTTCGTTCTGGTTGGTGGAATGATGATCAGAATTTAAAATATGAAATCTTTGGCGGTGCTGCATATAAACCAGACTATAAAGATTTTCAAAGATCAATAAAACCTTGGGATAAAAAATCTATTTTAAAAGCATTCAAAGAAATAAAAGACACTTTCAATCCAGTTTACGGTATCAGAGAAAATACCGAAATTTTAAAATATAATAGTGCTCATAAAAAACCACATGCTCAAAGTCTTTCCAGAACGGTAGGAACAAACCAAGAAAAACGAAACAATTTATCTATGACCACAAAGGTTCAAAGTCAAAAACAAAACCCATATGAGGCTGATGTGATGAATAGAGCCGAAGAAAGTCCGGTTATATTAACACCCAAAGACATGAAAGAAATAGATAGTTTTTTACCTGAACCTATAGACTGGAACGATAGACGTGTTAAAAGTCCTAAAGGTAAGACTGGTATGATACTGACTCCTTTGGTTAATGGAGGATGGCAATTAAGTCATAAATAAATGGAAACTCTCAGATATTTAAATAAAGAGCAAAATTCAAACGAACGTCAATATATTTCTGATTTGTGGAAAGAACAGATTGAAATATATGGACAAGAAATTGAATTCAAATCTAATTTGTCGGAAATATCTGATATGAATCCTCTTTATGGTGAAGATCAATCAAGTGGGTATTCCGATTCTAAAAAATTATTGGTACAATTAGTTTTAAATAATGATGCCTTTATGTTGGCAAAATTTGGTATTGTTGCTGATGCCGATTTAAACGGAGTAATACATCCGGTACATTTTAATATACTTTTTGGAACTTCCTCTGAACCAAAAGCGGGTGATTTGATAAAACTTACCGAATATGGATCAGACCGAATTAATTTTCCAAAAAGAGGAGCTACTGTTTATGAATTAACCGAGGTGCGTGATGAATTTGAAATCAATGCTTTAGGCGGTCATTACGTTTGGTTTTTCAAAGCTAAAAGAGTTGATTTTAGCTTTGAAACAAACTCATTCGGATCTGGTGATGGTAATAATCCTATTGATGATAATGATAAAATCGAAGAACAATCTAAAGATAATAATTTTAATTATGATCTAGAAAATCCTTGCGATCATACGAATATATACGGAGAATATTAAAAAATATCCTCTGTATTTTCATCCGGATCTGTATAGACGACATTAATACCATACAATTGATTCAATAGTTTTTTATGGTAAATGTCTACCGTGGAATCCATATATTCTCTAACCTTTAGGGGATTGATTTGCAACTTAGAAAAATCTTTTCCCAATTCTTCGGCTTTATCTGCAACTAGGTTTACTGCTTCATATAGAGCAATCCATCTAGATAATTCTTCGGTTTTATTGTTAGCATTCTCCCACCATTTAAGATTGGTTATATCTTTTTTAAATTTTTTATCTTTTGTCATATTAGAAAGTTTATTTTATAGGTTTTATTTAAAAGCGTCAAGGAGTTTCTGCGTTTTCTGAAGGAACACCCAAGACTTTAGGAATTTCCAATGGTTCGGATATTTGAGACACGATAAATTGAATATTTACCAGATTTTTCTTTTTACAATATTCACATACAAATTCGATTCTCTCGGTATCATCGGTATTGAAAATCATAAGGTTTTGTTTTTTACAGTAAGCGCATTCCAATATAGTCGAAAGTCCTTGTAATTTTTCCAATTGTTTTTCCATCAATTGTTTAAAGTTTAGATTTTTTATAATATTTCCTATAAATGAAAATACAATAAATTGGGCCACAAATAGAAATAGAAATGTAATAATAAAAGATTTTCCTGCTAGGAATCCGGCGATACCACCCAATAAAGATATTCCGATTAAGATTGTGGTTGATGTTATGAACGATTTGATATTATTTGATAATGTCATAACAATACATTATCAGATTTAAAAAATATGTCAATTCCTTTTGATTGCTTTTTTAGCAGTCGGAACAGTGGCATCAGGTGTAGACGGACCCGACATATTTGCAGAATCTTGTATTTTCATTCCGATTTTGGAAATAACCTCTAATGCTTTTTTACCATATGTGTAATAATGCATCAATTCTTTTCTTTGTTTATCTTTTAAAGATTTGTTATTTTTACAACATATAGATATCTTTTTTAAACCAGCCATTAGATAAACATAACTATCAGCAAAATCCTCTACTACGTTTTCAAGAGGATATGGTAATGATGCAGGATTTGGTGGTACTGGTGAAGATTGCGGAAAATCAGCATTGTTTTGTTTTCCATAACCAGCCTGATCCTTTTTATTAAATGGAACAAAATCTTTCCTAGGCGGTGTACTTGAAGCCGAATACTCAGAAGGATTCCATGTAGAATTTAATTCCTTTAGTAATTTCGATTTCACTTTTATTATAGTAATTTTCCTATACGAGAAACATTATTACAACGGCCACAAACCCAATGACATTCTTTGATAATATCTTTGGTCTTAATGTCTTTTCTTTCAACTATTTTTGCTCTCGGTATATGAGCACCGCAAAATGTGCATCCCATTGGCTTGTTGTTTAATGGTTGATAATCGTATTTTGTGCCTGACATAAAATTACTTATCTTTGTCTGGTACATTTTCATTAGTATTTTTGATTAAACCTGTCTTGATCATTACAAATTGTAATAATTTAGATCTTTTAATATCGTCATAATCCTTTAATTCAAATGTATGTATTCCGTTTTCTTTGCTTTCATCATCGCTAAACAAATCAAACATTTTTCTGAAACCAGCCTTATGTCCAATATCATTTTGGTTTGCACTATCACCAACAAAAAATATTCTGGTGTATTCTCCGCATCTGGACAAAATTAAAAATAGATCGTCCCAACTCATAGAACTTGCCTCATCGACTATGATAACTCTAGAATTCCAACTTCTACCTCTAACAAATCCAATCGGCATTCCAAATACTCTATTGTCGGTTTGAAGTCTTTTTGAATCTGCCTCTGATAATAGTTCTTCTAGTTTATCATAAAGAGGTCCAATATAAGGAGCCATTTTTTCACCAGTATCGCCTTTCAAAAATCCGATTTTTCCGGTTGTTGTTGCTTCTACCGGATTTCTAACGTATATGATTTCCGAAACTTTTCTTTGATTTAACAATTTTAGTGCTGATAAAACTGCTAATATAGTTTTTCCGGTTCCGTATAAACCATCAATAAAAATACATCTGGTATCTTTATGTAGAGCGGTTTCGATTATTTTTTTTTGTTTTTCGGTTAGATCATCGCGTTCTTTAATATTAATATCAAAGTTTATTTTATCACGTTGAAAAATTTTAGGTGAAGTATCTTTCTTCACCTCTTTCGCGGAATTAATTTTTTTTGCCATTTATTAAATTAATGGTTTTGTTGCGGCATTAGAGGGAGATTGTTGTTTTTGAACTTGATCTAATGTTGGGTTTTGACCACCAG